ACACTAAAAGGTAAATCTATACCAAGAAGTTCAAATCTTGGAGATTATGGTAATACAATAAAATTACCTATTCCAAATGACCTAAGAGTTAGTAATGGTGTTGAATGGGGTGGTGGTAAAGCAAATGCAATGGAGATGGCAGCATTTCAAGGTGCTACAAACAAAATTGGTCAAATAAAAGATGGTGGTTTTGGTCAAATGCTTGATGGTATAGGTAATGTTGGTAAATTGATAGACATAGTTGGTAAATTGGATAACGATGACCAAGCAGGTGGAACAGCATTAACAGCAATGTTGGCAAAGGTAATGTTATCTGCTGTCAATATAAATGTAGACACAAATCAATTTGTTGCACGTTCCCTAGGAATAGCAATAAACCCAAATCTGGAATTACTATTTTCAAGTCCAAAACTGAGAAATTTTACATTTAGATTTGATTTTGCACCTAATGATGATGAAGATGCTCAAGTGTCTAGACATATAATGAGGGTGTTTAGACAAGGCATGCAACCCACTGGATATGGTGGTAGGAGGGAGGGTGATGTTATAGGAAGTTCAAATATCTTTATTGGTGCACCTAGAGTGTTTAGGATAGGTTACTTCAACGGAACCAGTAGAATTAGAGGTTTGCCTATACATAAAATATGTGCTTTGACACAAGTATCAACAAACTTTACACCTGAAAATGTCTACCAGTCTTACGCAGACAGTAGAGCAGTGTCTAACCCTGTTAGATCAACCATGGAATTGGCATTTACTGAGTTGACTCCAATATTTGCTGAAGATTACTTAGGTGACGGAGAAGGTGGAACAGAACAACAAAAAGAAAACTTTAGTATAAAAGATTTGAAGAGAGCAGAAGGTGAGGGAGGAATTCTTCAAGGAGATAATGCAATCAATACGGAGGATATTGGATTCTAATGGCTTATTTTACAAACTTTCCAAAAATATCACTTCCATCTTTTTCTGATAACAGGAATTCATCGCTTGATTTTGTCAATTCAACAAATTTGTTCAAAAGAGGTAAAATAAGAAAAGAAATTATAGGTAGTGTATCTGCATTTGAAAGATTCTCCATAAATGGTGATGATAGACCTGATAATGTGGCATTTAGGATATATGGAGACTCCACACTAGATTGGGTAGTTCTAATAAGCAACAATATACTAAATGTAAGAGATGAGTGGCCAATGAATCAATATGACTTCAAAAGGTATATTGATAATAAGTACTCAACATCAATACTCACACAAATTCATCATTATGAATCAAAAGAGGTAAGAAACTCAAATGGAATCCTATTACAACAATCTGGAATATGGGTTGATGGAGATCACTCCTTTTCTTGGTCTGAAGGTGGTAAAAAGTACACTCAGACTGGAACTACATCAGTATCAAATTTACAGTTTGAAGAAGATAGAAATAATAAAAAAAGATCAATAAATGTAGTAAGAAGTAGATATCTTGAAGTTATAAAAGAAGATATGAGGGAATTACTCACATATACTGATAGTAGTCAATATGTCAACAGAAAACTGAAAAAAGGATCTAATCTAAGAATTTTGTCTCCTCGATAGATGTGGGTTGTCCTTACTATGAGGAACATCCCAAACTAGCGTATATCTATCTACATCACTCACATTCATCGCTGCATGTGGTATCTTATTATTGAACCAAAAGAAAGTACCTGGTGCGACATAGAATTGTTGGTTACCAACTTGATATAAGTATATGCCTTGTAGTGATAAGTGATATCTATCTTTGTTTTGGTAATATAACCCCTTGTCTATATGCTTTGAGACAGAACCACCAGGTTTGAGACGGAAGAAAGCTGCTCGACCTGTTTCCTTTATATTATATTTTTCCCAAAATTTGTGCACATTTTTATACTTATCGTATAATGGTGTTTTTCCTTGTCCCATCGCATCATGCGGATCTTCACCTTTTTTGACTTGTGCCCAAACTAATGGTAAAAATCCATATGGGTTCTTATCGCCACCTATACCTCTTTGCGTAGATACCCAATCCCAGTCCTCTACGTCCATTTCATCTAAAAATGGTTTTACGTCAATATTCTCTTCTATGATAATAATATTATCCATGTAAAAACCTTAAGAAGCAAAAAATTGCCTGAGTTTTTTTTGCCCGTTTTTGTAAATGAAAAGTCGATTTTGGTTCAGGCATGAATTAATATATGAAAAGCAACAGACACTCTCTCCTTGTTCGACCTGTTGATGTCAACGTAGTGTGTTAGATTACTGTTGAAAAATACACCTTGGTTTGCTTTTGGTTTCAATTGAAGAGCATTGTAGTCTGTCTTAGGAACAGTTGATGTATTGAGGTATCTATTAGTAAATGGACTCATGACAATTAAATCACCACTATTCAGTGGTGCTTTCAACCAATACACTCCACTGATCTGACCGTAAGTATGATGATGCATGCTATTCGATGCACCTTTAGGGTTTATGTTAGCAAATAGATGGACACACTCTAATCCTCTTGGTCTATCTATCTGATGCTCTGCCAAATACTCAAAGCATTTATTGACAATCAAATCTTTTAGCGGTCTAAACTGTGGCATCTTATGCAACCCAGTCTTCTGCCATCCATTTATGTTAGAGTATCCGTCTGACTCAGGATCATTATCATATAACTTTTTTATCTCATTAAAAGAAGAATCTAGGACGGTGAGTTTACCATCCCAGATTCCAATAAGTTCCTTGAAGGACTTTATTTCCACTTACTCTTCAGCTAATTTCTGAAAGTAACTTAGTGCATCATCATCTTCGTTGACTGATGCTGGTGCAGATGCAATAACAGGTTCTTTTGCTGTTACTATCTCTACCTCTTCGTCAGCAACTTCTGGTGCTACGGGTGTTCTCTTGTTGTTTAGAACTGCATTCAATCTGGTTTCTAAATCTTGATATGATTTGAACTCAGATGGATTAGTAAATTCTTTTACAGAATACTCCTTCTTCCATAATGCTTCAAGTGCTTCGTCATCATCAAGTAATGCAGATGGTGCAGAGAATTCAGAACTATCATAGTTTCTGTATCCTGCTACATTCTTTGCTTTCAACTTGAAGTTAGCACCTTGCCAGAAATCGAATGGATCGATTGCTTCTTCATCCTCAAACTCAGGTTGCATTGCTGCTGTGATCTTATCAAAGATTTTCTTACCAAATTTGTATAAGAATGTTTGACCTTCGTTGTGTGGATTAGTAGGATCTTTTACAACATAGATGTTTGCAATGTAAGTAAGTTTTCTCTTCTGCTTACGTGCAAGGTCTTTGTCTGCATCGTTGCCACTGTTCCAAAGAAGTCTATTGTACTCTGATACTGGATCTTTACCACCAAGAGTAGTAAGACTGTTCTCTATGTACCAACCACCTGGTCCTTGGAAAGCATGTGACCATACTTTTGCCCATGGTAGTTCTTCTCCGTCAGGTGCAGGTAAGAACCTGATCACTGCGTAACCGTTTCCTGCTTTGTCTACTTCTAATTTCCATAGACGGTCATCTGTATTAGATGAACCAGTCGTGTTCATTTTCTCTATCTCTTTGGTCAACTTAGAAGTAAGATTTCCCAAGCGAGATTGTTTTTTTAGATTTGCAAATGTCATAAATTTGACTCGTAGTATTCGTCGTATTGAATGGATTGGTGGATTAACACCTTGCATACGCAAGTATAGTATAGTATACTATTTAGGTGATGTCAAGTAGAGAAATATCAGTCCCGGTATGATAATAAAGAACTGTGGAAGGAAGTTCAGAACCAAGGCACGTTCACCTGTTTTCCTACCAACATAGACCCATCCAGCAGCACCAAACATTTGTAAGATACTGTTCCATGGAGTCCAACCCATCACATGAAATATCATAGCAATCGGTATGATTGTGGCACTACACCATTTTATTATATCAACTCTATGTTTTGTCAACTCTTCTAAACCACTCTTTCAATGAAGTCTGATATCCTTTGCCTACTGGTGGTTCTTTAATTCCTCTAATCTTTTTCCACTTATTATGCAAGGCACCTAACAACCACGCTTGAGAAAGACTATGAGGTCCATTCTCTAACAGTTCGAGATGATGTTTGTCATTGCAAAAGTTTTCAGCGTAGTCCTTTCTCCAGTCTGTTATTTTTTCTTTCATAGTTTTTGTGGTGACTGAAAGTGGTGAGAATACATATCATCTATGTCTGCTAAGTCTATCGGAGAATTAAAAGGTGACTCACTACTGATACCTGCATTGTGCAAGCACTCTTGCAGCATCATGTCTGCTACTTCATCATCATTCATTGTTTTAACTGTGACTGCATCTTATCTAGGGTATCTTTCAT